GGGAGCCCCTAGGGGCTCCCCGACGCAACGCGCAGCCACACATGAACAGGTTAATTACCTGTAGTGTGTGATTTGAGACTCATGAAGAGTCTCAGGACTCATCCACATCAACCGGTTCTCAAGATTGGAGCGTGGTTCAACGTGCCTATTCGCAAGAGACACTTGACTGATTGGTATGACCAGTCGTCTGTGTTCTCCTGCAAGCACGTGCGCCTTTCGCCTCTGCCGAAAACGACAGAGTCGATCCGCGTGAACCAGCGTATGTCCCGCCAAGGCGGGAACAGTCCAATCGGTTGGGAGTTGACTTCCGACGAGAATCACTCGTCCTATTGGTCCCCCTATCCTTCTCGGAGAAGGAGACCTAAGTACAGCGATTCGGGTGGTGCCTTCTACAATGAGAAGGTCGGAGTTGTCGTCGATGACGGCTCTCCGGTCGTACTCATTGGAGATGGTTCACTGTCTGGAGGGACTTACCACAGTGAATATGTGGGGCCTCTCTTTGCAGTGGATCCCGCCAATCTTACCCAAGTGTCTGCGTCGTTTACTAATCTAACGGCTGCAGGCACGACGGCGATTGCGCGTTGTGCACCGACTAACCCGGTCGCTGATGTCGGAGCCTCACTCGGTGAGATTCTCAAAGGTGAGATCCCCAGGTTACCTGGAGTCTCACATTGGGAACCTAAGACACGAGACGCCAAATCCGTTAAGAAACGGGGTGGCGACGAGTATCTGAACATCGAGTTTGGGTGGTTACCGCTCTTCGGTGACATGAAGTCTGTAGCTTATGCTGCAGCTAACAGTCATCGACTTCTGCACGGTTACGAGCAGAATGCGGGAACCATAGTCCGACGTAGGTACGAGTTCCCGGTTGCCACTTCTGATACGTGGTCGATAGGGGCCGGATCGGACGGTTACATACCGCTTCCGTTCACGGACACCCTATTTATCGACGCATCGAAGGGTCAGGCAACAGTTAGGATACGGACTCAGACGTTTAACCGCGTCTGGTTTTCCGGTGCTTTCTCGTACCATCTTCCGTTGGGGTATAACAGCCGCAACGAGTTGGTACGGATCGCAGCCCGAGCCAAGCCTTTGTTAGGCATTGGCCCGGACCCGGACATCGTATGGAATCTGATGCCTTGGACGTGGGCCCTCGACTGGTTTTCCAATGCGGGAGATGTCGTTCAGAATCTCTCGGACTGGGCAGTCGATGGTTTGGCGTTGAAGTATGGGTACATCATGGAACATTCCATGAAGAAAGTTACCTATACTTTGAGCAAGAGGTCCCGGTATAAACCGGAGTACCCCGAAGCTTCGCACGTTACCGTCTTTCACGAAGTGAAAAGGCGGCAGCGAGCAACGCCATTTGGGTTCGGACTAGCCTGGAATGGGCTTAGTCTGCGCCAGTTGGCCATCGCTGCTGCTCTCGGGTTCGTTTTTCTCCGAGATTAGCGGCGGCTGTCCGTTGTGCTCGAGCCAGGATGGCTCGAGGACCTCTTCGAGCTATCTAGGAGTGATGCACATGTCATTTGCCGATCCACAGACCATCACGATCAGTGCGGTCACCTCGCCCCTTCCTCGCACTTCGCAGGAAGGAGACGAGACTGCCTACACGTCCGCTGATGGCCTGATCCAGATGCTGGCTTCCCATACCTATGGGAAGCGCAACCGGCATCTGCTTCGGATCGACCACTCGAAGCTCACCGCTGATCCGTTCAGGCCGACGGAGAATGTCAAAGTGTCGATGAGTAACTACATCGTCTTCGACATCCCTCTCGCCGGCTACACGAACGCAGAAGCGTTGGCGGTTTACGCTGGGTTCAAAACCCAGTTCACCGCCTCGAGCGACCTACTCATCACCAAGCTACTCGCTGGTGAGTCGTAGGGCTTCCCATCCTTCATTCAAGGCACACGTCTCGCTCCCTCGGGAGCAAGTTCGTGATGCCCTAAGTGAGGTGGACCCATCACTGCGTGATGGAGAAGGCAACTACGTCTTCACGTTCAACATAGTCCTCAACCGGAAGGTTGTAGTCCTAGTTGCCGTGGTCGTAGCTCACTTTCTCTATACGATTGGAGACCCGATGTCGGATGCAATCCGGCATTTGGCCTCTCTTTGATGGGAGCCGAGTGGACCATGTGCTGACGGTCTTTTAGTCCGTCATCTCATGTGGCGAGTTACATCGTGCTAAGGAAAGATTACCTCTATGAGGAGGGTCTTTGAAAAGCCTGATGTCACTCTGGTCCTCGATGGCAGA